GTGCGGTCTCGTCAAGGACAGATGTATAGGTGTCGCGGGTCAGTGTCGAAGTCGAGTGACCGAGCCGCTGCTGCACCAACTTGACGTCGACGCCGGCCACCACCATGTAGGTCGCCGCGCCGTGACGCAGACCGTGCAACGCCACCGGGGGCAAGCCTGCTTGGAACGCCGCCGGTGATGGCTGACGGGTGCAGCGGTGCGCCGTCCTCTCGGGTGAACACCAGACCGGTGTCAGCCCAGGCGTCGCCCCACGCGAGTCGCTCTCTGCTCTGCTGCGTCTTGTACCGGCGCAGTGCCTTGACCGTCCCCTGGCCGATCGGGACCGTCCGCTCCCCCGCCTCCGACTTCGGTATCATCTCGATGCCACCGCAGGAAGGTAAGAGCGAGCGGGTCACCAAAACCGGGTCGCTGTGGAAGCTGATCCGCGACCCCGAGACACGAATCGGCATCGTCTCCTACGCCCAGTCGCTCGCCGAAGGATTCGGCCGCGAGATCAGGAACTGGATCACCACCCACGCCGGCGACGAAGGCACCCTCGACCTCGGGCTGCGACTCGCCCCCGACTACGGGTCAGCCCGGCGCTGGCAGCTCGACGGGCACCGCGGCGGTGTCGTCTGCGTCGGTGTCGGCGCGGGCCTGACCGGTCGCCCGCTCGACCTGCTCGTCATCGACGACCCCTTCAGCGGCGCGGAGGAAGCCGAGTCGGCGTACTACCGGGAACGGGTCTGGCAGTGGTGGACGTCAGTCGGATCGACCCGACTCAGCCCCGACGCCCCGGTGATCCTGATCAACACCCGGTGGCACGAGGACGACCTGACCGGGCGTCTCGTCAACGCTGAGGACGGCTACCGGTGGCGGGTCATCAACATTCCCGCGCTCGCCGACCACGACCCCGAGAAAGACCAGACCGACCCGCTCGGCCGCGACCCCGGCGTGTGGCTCGACTCGGCCAGGCGCCGCACGATCGTGCAGTGGGAGCAGATCAAAGTACAGGCGGGCACTCGGGTCTTCACCAGCCTGTATCAGGGCCGCCCGTCACCTGACGCCGGGAACGTATGGCAGCGGCAGTGGTGGCGCCGCTACCGGGAACCGCTGTGGTCACAGCACCCCGACGCCGCCGAGGCGTGGATCGTCCGCGACGTCGACGAGGTCGTTATGTCGTGGGACATGGCCTTCAAAGACACCAAGTCGAGTGACTACGTCGTCGGCCAGGTGTGGGCCCGTCGCGGCGCTGACGTCTACCTGCTCGACCAGATACACAAGCGGTTGTCGTTCACCGACACCGTCGTGGCGTTCGCCGCGCTGGTCGCCAAGTGGCCGCAGGCCACCCGCAAGCTCGTCGAGGACAAGGCCAACGGCACCGCCGTCATCAACCTGCTCAAGTCGAAGATCCCCGGCATCGTCGAGGTCACGCCCAAAGAGTCGAAGTACGCACGGGCCAACGCCGTCTCGCCGTTCGTCGAGTCGGGCAACACCTGGCTGCCGGCCGGCGACGTAGCCCTGTTCGACGTCGACGCCTTCATCGAGGAAGCCGCTGGTTTCCCCAACGCCGCGCACGATGACCAGGTCGACGCGGCGTCTCAAGCCCTCGCGGAGCTGCTGTTGGATGGCACGGGCGCCCAGGCGTGGCTTGAGTGGGCGAAGCGTAAGGCCGAGGACGCCGCGCTGCGTGGCGAGGTTGTGCGGGTGCCGCTCCGCGAGAAGCCCGACCGGGTCGTCGACGGTGCCCTCGTGTCGTGGGACGTCCGCAACGACCCGTCGCCGTTCACCGAAGCGCCACAGACCCCGGCAGCCGAACAGTCGCCCCTGTCGGCTGCCGAGCAACGCAAGCAAGCGCGCGACGCCATGTTCCGGGCGCAGTCGCGCTAACTGTCGACGGCGGGCGCCGGGGCACGCGCCCCACAGTTCTCGCACCGCAGCCCAGCGGCGACCGGCGACCGGCAGTAGGCGCACGACGTCATGACAACGGCCGGAATCGGTGCCGGGGCCATCGGCGGCGGGATCGGTGGCAGCACGCTCGCCGGATCAGCTGCCAGGGCGTCAATGAAGTGCTTCGCGTCGTACAGACTCCACCCGTCGGTCATGTCGCGGAACTGCTTGATCGCCTGGATCTTCCTGCGGCTCTGGGCGAGGTAGAGCACGGCTCGTGCTGCTGCGATTTTCGCGGTCCGTAACCGCCCGCCTCGCAGGCTGGTATCGGCTCATCGCTCGTGGCTCCACTCGGGGCTCGGTATCGGGCTCGCAGGAGTCGAGTACCTGCTGCTCCAGATCGTCCTCGCGCGGCTCGCCGCTGTCCAGGTTCCGCCTATCGCTCGCTCATCTCCGAGACAAGAAGGGGACCACCGTGCCAGCCAACCGGCTCGCGCTCGTCACCGCATGGGTCGACCAGATCATCACCGAAACCTGCCTGGCCCATGGTTCGGCTCACTCGTCATCGGCCGCGGCTGACGTTCCTCTGTCTTCCTCTACCGGCACGACGAAGTCCTGCGCACGGTCAGTTTTGGGTGGTTCGTTCACGGCCTGGAGACGCTGCTCGAACCTGCCCTGTATCGTGCCTGCGCGGATGACGACCAGCGCGAGAATCACTAGCCCGACAACGGCCCCCAGCGAGCCAGCTACGGTCGGCACCACGTTCGCGTGATCCGCAACGCTGAATAGTGCCGCGCCGAGCAGAGCGGTTTGCACACCCAGGTTGACCCACTGCCACCGCCTCGGCCTGTCGAATTTCGACAACAGCTTCGCGGCGATTAGGTACCGGACGTTAAAGCTCATATCGGCCATAGCGTAAAGGTCGAACTCGTCGTCATCGACGGCATCTTCCATGGCCGCTGAGGCATCACGGAGGAAGCGCGGGACTTTCGCCTCGTGTAGATCGTGCTCGCGACCCAGCCGGAGCCAGCCATTGGCTACGGCATCCGCTAGGTCGCGAACTGAAACAACTGCTGCCAACGCGATGACAGGCGCCGCGCCGCCTATTAACAGCCAGAACGCCTCGTTGTAGACCCCCACGCCCGAAGTGTGACACGGCACTTCCCGACACACCAGGAGGCCGCCGAATGGGTGTCGGGTCGAGTATCCGTGACGGATCGTCAGGGCCGCCAAGGCGTCGTTTAGCGACCTCGTCTCACCCGAGCAGATGCGCGGCGCGGCCGAACAGGTCGCCCACATGGGACACTGCGCTGGCGAAGCGGATCGGCCCGCAGGCCGGTCTCAAGTGGGCGTTCTAGCGCTCGTCGGGGTCGGCCAGCTTGGCGACCTCGACGGCATGGACCGCGGTCAGCGGTCCGTACACAACCACGTCGGTCCCTTGCTCGATGAACGTGAACCCCGTTGCACAGACGCCGCTCTCGCCGCCCCTGTGAGTCGGTTGGAAGCTAACGAGTCCCTTGGGCAGATAGCTGTCGGGGACGTACCCGAACTCGTACGAGTCGAGGTCAAAGGAACCCGGCTCGACGTCGTGCCAACCGTCGATGAGCAGGACCCGCGTCACCCTGTTCGTGTCAATTGCGAGACTCATGGCGTCAGGTTAGCGGTGGACGACCACGCCTGCCGGTACGCAGGGTGGTGGCTCCCCACCGAGAGCTGGGCGCGGATCGCGGGGTCGTACGCCGGCCCGACCCAAACCAAGTTCGGCTGCTACCAGGTCGCCGGGCCGATGCGGCTCGACCAGCTCCATCTGCACGACCGGACGGGCGACCCGGCGACCGAGTGGCCGCCGACCGACTGCGGCAGCACCGGGCTGGCTACCGCTACTCGCACCGGCGGCGTTTGAGGGCAACATCGTCGTGTCCGGTGGGACCTAATCCATAGGCGCTCGACCTGTAGCGAGCAGCAACGCCGCTGTACAGGTGGACCCACTTCAGAGCTCAAAGTAAGGCATCCGGCTCGCGGCAGGCCTGCGCGGCCGGGCACACTAAGCGCTGTGATCCCCTACCCCCGGCCGAGACTGCGACGTCCCCGGTTAAGGATGTCCGCGATCGGCGGCCTGCTGACCCTGGTCGGTCTCGCCGCGCTCGCCCTTTCACTGTCGGGTGTCTCGGCTCCGCAATGGCCGATGACCCGAGGTTTGCCGATTCCAGCTGTCCAGAACATGCCGGACCGACTGCCGATCCGGCAGCCCGATCGGTGCTCTGCGCTCCGGATAATTCCCCATGGGGCCGACGTGGGAAAGACAGTTAGCAACGCGCCGCAGCAGGGGGTAACGGGGCGCTCCGCGACTGCGCCGTCCGTGTGCCGCTGACGTGCGGCGCGCGGTCGCATAGGGCGTCATGGTGAATCTGCTGCCCCTAGCAGGGCAGCAGATGCACACTCGCGCCCAATGGTGCGGTCCGGTTACGCATTGCTGTAGGTCCAGGAGCAGACGTTCAGGTAGGTGGTCGCATTGAACGAGCCGCCGGACTCCGGGAAGTACCACTCGATGGCCTGGTACATGTA